TTTTTGAAGCAGCAGGAATTGTGACATTGTGCGTAACGGTCAAAGTTTAATTGTCAACAACTGCATCAATTTTGTATGAGCAACCATCAACCACCAATAAATCACCCACATTGGCATTTGTTAAAAATGTTGTGCTTGTACCAGTAACAGTAGTGCTGGCAGTAGCCGTTATTGTTCCCGCATTCGGAATATGGTAGTACCACCATTGGTAGCTTGATACGTCGTATTCAAATGCAGAAGTTACTGTAAAACTATTTGTTCCAACCACATCAACTACTCGCGTTTCTCCACGAATAGTTACTAAATCACCTGATACTAAAAAAGAACCAGCAACAGATTTGGTCAATGAAACTGTCGTTCCACTTGTAGTGCATTCACCCATCGCGTATATGCCAATAGCCATCTCATTTGCTGCTGGACGCCTATCGCCTACCGTGGTTGGAAAATATACTTTTCCTGGTATTACATCGTCTATTTTTACAACGTTATTTATAGCAACACCCGCAGCACTTGCTAACGTAGCCGTGACAACCCAATTGCCAGCACTGCCTGACACGCTGTCTATTGATGTAATGGTTGTTGTTGTTGGTGTTGCACCGCTGATAGAAATGTCTTGATTTTGTCCAACATTAACAATATTGCCTAGTGTTGTCGTATGAACTCCAGTGGCAAGAGCAATTGTTAGAGGGGCTTGACAATCAATTAAATACAAATACGGTAGAACTGATGGTGAATCAGCAGTGCTTACTGAAATACTTGTCGTACTGCTAGGGATTTGCACACGCAAACCAGTTGCAAGGGCATTTCGTAATGATGTGTAATCTGGCAATGAAACATATTGTCGTAACTTTGCCTCAACGGTTGTCGGGACAGCATTTGCTCCAGCGGGTGTGTACACAATGTCTGCCGCATTGACATCATTAATTGCAGGAATGTTGTCGTATGTGCCAATAAGAACGTCTGCTGATGTCCTTAAAATAAACTTGTACGATTGGGCTGTCGTCAACCAAATTTCACCTCCACTTGGCACCCTACCAGCGGAATCTAAAATGATTGGATTGGTGTGGGCAATGTTGCCCACAGAGGTGGTGTATGTGGTTACCGGTGTTGTGGTTCCAGCAAGATAGGTAAAAATTTTGCCGCCCAACAATGGATTGCCGTTGTTGTCAAAAAATTGAGCTGCTGCGCCACCAACTGGGGAAAGGTTTACTGTCATGCTAAGAACCTCAATTTGTACAGAGTGCGAAGATAAATTTCAATGATGTTGTCAATCAACTGTTGTAGTGACGAGTCTGATTTATCGCACACTTCATACCGACAATCTTCAATCTGTTTTAGCGAGTCTTCCAAAAATTCAGTGATATTGTTTGTCTTCTTGGCCGATTGTAGTGTGATTGGGCCAATTAAACCATGACGGCCTTGGTAGGCTTCTGCAAAGTCATCGGCTGCGCCAACAATACGCTCATAAAAGATGTTAAGTGCCTTGTGCTTGCTAAAGCTGCGGGTGTTGAAATGTACTGAGTGGGCCACATCACGGGCTAGGAACAGTATTCCTACAAAATCACAGGCTTTCATTGTTGCATTCCTTCCATTGGTTGCATTTCTTGCATTTGCTCGGGTGGCATTTCTTCCATTTGAGGCATTTCTTGCGGTTCACGCATCTCGGGAACACCACCTTGCTCCATTGCAGCAGCAACCACGCCCATCGCAATGTCTTGAATCTGTTGCTCAGTCATGCCAGCCTGCACAGCACTGATACGCTGTGTTTCAGCTTGGTACGCCTTGATCTCAGCTTCGTAGTCCTTGCGCTTCATGTCTTGCATCTCAATAGACTTGCCGACATTCTGGATCATCTGGTGCATCTGCTCCATCTCCTGACCCATCGCCTGCATCTGCTGCTGTGCAGCTTGCAACTCAGGATTGTCTTCGCCATCAGACATCAGCTTGGGGTCAATGGTCTTGGCAAAACGCTTTGCCATCTCTTGGGCGCCCGGCCAGTCCATGTTCTTGACGAACAGGTCACCGGCAACTTGCCACAACTGTGGGTTGCCTTGCAGCAACTGGGCCATCGCCTCCAGAGCCTCTTGACGCTTGGTAGCGTAGCCTGGGCCAGTGGTCGCCACAACATCGTACTTGCCAACGCCTGGATTGTAGATTTTCTCAAGCACGACACCCTGCTGATCCACAATCTTGTTGACTGGTTCAGCCTGGTCAGGGTTAATCTTGACCATTTTTGTCTCACCATCTTCACCAATGATCCGGGCAATACGCTGGGTATCGTAAATCTTGGGAATCAGGTCCACGAGTTGGCGGGCAATGTGACGGACGCCACGGGCCAAGTTGTCGCCGTAATGGTATGTGCCGACATCGCCCTCGCGCTGACGCGCAAGAATGGCTTTCCCTGAGCGTTCGTTGCTTCCCATGCCCAGAGAAGCGTTGTACTGGCCTGTTGTGGACTTGATGTCCTCAGAAGCACCCGCCTTGGCCTGTAGCAGCCCGCTGGAGGCCATTGGTGGCTGGGCACGCTGGGGTAGTGGCAGGACAGCACCTTGGCCGTCTGTAACGTCAGGGTTTACCTCCAGATACGGCCAGTTGGTCGTGTTGGCGGTTTTCCACTGGTTCTCGTAACCTTCAAACTGACCACCATAGCCAATAAATGGCGCTTTGGGTGCCAAGGCCAACATCTCGGCTTCTTGTGAAACCCAATAGTTGTACATGCGCTGGGCATCTTTGGCGTTACGAACTAGGCCAGAAACGTACAGACGGCCATCGACTTCAAACTCATTGCCAACAATCCGAATCACTGGAATCCACTTACCAGCCCATTCGTTTTCGGACAGTATCTCGTAACCGTTGATTTTGCAATACTTGACCCTTGCACGATCAGACTCACGCGACTTTAGCGGCTTGCCGTAAAACGCCTTGAGTTGCTTGTCTTCTGGTGTACCCACGAATGCTGTGGCATTGCCCGGATACAGGTTCAGCGTGGCGCGGTCATAGTCAACGTAGTAGTAATCAGCAATGCGAATCGTGTCCTCATTGAGCCAATTAGAGATAGACTGGTCACCAACACCCAAAGACTGGAGAGTCGTGATAGGCGCTGCGTCAGGGTACAAACGGGCATATTCAGCCTTTGTTAGGTCTTCAGTAATAAAGCACCATTTCGCATCCGCACCCGTAGGGTCTTGGATCGTAGGGTCCATGTAGACGGAGAAGCTGTTACGCACCCGGCCAATCTTGATGTCTTGGTCAAACGTGTTGTCGTCGCAATACTCAGTCAGCAAACGTATGTAGCCTTCACCGTAGGATACCTGGTTCTCGCAGGCGGTGTCATAGGCCACATCAGCGTCAGAGATGTACTCGATGTGCCGAATCATGCCGTTAAAAATGTCAGCAATCTCAACGTCAGCCTTGTCGTCTACCGGGATAACCTTAGCACCAGGACGGTTCTGCCGCTGGTCGTTGGTCACCTGGCGCACATGCTGTGGCAGCTTGTTGATGGTCAAACAGGGCCGGGCGTTGATAGTCTGGCCCTGCACAGCACCACGAGTCGCCAAGACATCTGAGGGCCACTGCCAGTGGTTGTCAGGGGAGCCAGCGTAGAACTTTAGGTCGTCAATCTCGTCTTCACGGGACTCAGACAATGCCGACATAGCCAAGTCCAGCCGGGCACGGGCGGTAGCCAGCACATCAGCGTTGCTCTTGTCTTTGGATGAACCGCCAACAGCAACGGCTGCGGCGGCTACGATGCCTGTTACGTCAGCCATGTTATTTGTTTCCTTTTCCCAGATTTATATCAACCGGGCGAATCATTTTAGGGAATTTTTTTATCATAAGCATGTCCAAAAAGTCTATCGGGCCATTGGCTCTTTTGTACATATCGGCCACGCTTGCACTTGCCGGATCAATTCCGTAATTACCTTTATAGTAATCTGATGCATCAAATTTGTACTGATCTACAGCTTTTTGTCCTTCTGGCGTATCCATGACATTAAAGCTGCCCAATATGGTCTTCATTCTATAGGCTGGGTCCGTATATGATTTGTATACTGAACCAAGCCATGAATCAAAAGTTGGAGCAGCCATTTGATCTGGATAGTCATTGTAGCTAAGACTTGTCTTGTTCTTGGTTCTGTCAAAAGACGCAATTTGATTGGTAAGATTTCTTATGTATTCATCATAAGTTTGTGGGACTGCTTGAGCTTTTGTGCCGCCTTCATCGTATACAAGTTTTGTTTCTGGCTTTTGCTCGTAAGCCTGTTTTGAGATAGACAGTTTGTTAGCTAGTTGTTGTTTCCATGCAGCATTCTTAGCTTGTTTTTCTATGTACATTTGGCGAAGAGCATCAAGTTCTTCAGGGGCAAAGTTTTTCTCTGTTATGGGCGCTGTAGAGCCTGTAACGGTATCCAAAAAAGTTCTAGCATTGACAGGAACTACAGCTTTATAAAGCTGATTGAGCATTCCTGCCTGCGGAGACAGAGCATTTTGGCTGTCAGCCATGTTATTTCTTGCCTTTTGGTGCTGTTTTGGCAGCTTCACGCTTCACCGAATAGGCAATTGCTACGGCCTGCTTGACGGGTTTGCCACTTTTTACTTCAGCAGCAACATTCTTGCGAAATGCCGCGGGGCTTTTGGATTTGACGAGTGGCATTATTTACCCTTCTTTGCAGTCTTGGCAGACTCTTTGAATGCCTTGGCAGTAGGTGCGCCCTCAGTGCCAGGCTTACGCATCTTTTCTTTGGAGCCAGCGGCGATACGTGCCTGTTTTGCGTGAATATTAGCGTAAAGACCAGGTTTTGTAGCCATGATTAGCACTTCCATCGTTTAAGGGCCGCCTTGGCGCGTTCGCCATCCTTGGCATTAGCCGCGACTGCACCCATTCTTGCACAAAATGAATCCTTACGGCCTTGATCGGCCTTGGTCTTAGGGTTCGGGGCTGGCGCCTTGAGGTTTGAGCCAGTCGCAGCGTTGTACTTCTCTCTGCCTTTGGCAGTCAAACCAGCGCCCTTGGATATGGGCAGCTTCTCGCCGCGTCCAACAGATAGTGAAACCGTCTTCTTCATTTAAGACCCCATCCATGATGTTGCTGCGCTGCCGGACTGCGCGTTTACACGGCGTTCAGTTTTCGCATTATAGTCACGATGCGCTACAGGAAAGGCAAAAGTTACACAAAGCGCATCCGCAGCGTCCGGCGAAGCCAGCCCCCGAGCCTTCATCTCCTTCTTACTTTCCAGCAAAATGGCACCAGCCGAGTTCGTTTTCCGCATGGGGCCAACCAAGTCGGCCTTTAACTGTCGATCTGCCGAAACACTGGCCGTTTTGAGCCAATCCTTCATTGCGCCCCACATCTCAGCACGTTTATTTTGCCACATTATGGGGCTTTTCGCCTTCCAACCGAAGTTCACACCCCGCACCTTGTACCGCTGTTCAGTCAACCTGTCAAGTATCCCGTAGCCCAGCCCCCCCTCGTCAATCACGGTCAACAGGGGCTTGTACTCCTCGATGGCGTCGATAACGTGGCCCACCACGGACATGGTATCCTCACCCTTGTATCGTTTGATCGCAATGATGTCACGCCCTTGGCGAACACAGATCACGGTGCTGTCCATGCCACCACGCGCCGGGTCAACGCCGATAACGATAGGCGCAGTCATGTCCTTGTATTTCGGCCGTTTGAACGCATCCTCGACCAGCGTGGGCGATATGAACTGGTCCTCACCCGTGGCCGGGAACTCACCATAGACCTCCACCCGCGCCTCACGCGAGTCGTCCCCATACTCAGCAATGATCTGGTTGTACACAGCCTGATCGGTGCCCTCTACCGTCCGGGCATCAATCATCTGCCCGTTCCAGAAGTCCCGCTTGCCGTGGAACGTCTCAAAGAAGTACCCGGTGTTACGCCGTGGGTTCGAGAACGCCAGCCAGTACCTGTCCAATATCTTCTCTGTAAAGAACCCCGCCGCCACGCTCCAGATGCCATCAGGTATGCCACTGGCTTCGTCAAAGATCACCATCATGCCGTCATGGTTGTGGACACCCGCATAGGCGTCTGGGTTCTCCTCGCTCCACAGCTTACCCTCGGCTGCCCAGTACCGGGTGCCCTTCTTAAGGTCACGCTCCACCAGGTCGGTCAGCCACACGGCCGGACTCAGCTTGGTCGCACTTACCTCCCACCAGTGGGCATTGATCGCCATCGTGGCCCACTTGGTCAACTCACCCCATGTCACCGTGCGAAGCTGGTTCTCGCTGTTAGCCGATACGATGACAGTGCTGCCTATCCTGGTGCTGAGCATCCACAGTATCAGCCACGCCACCAGTGCCGACTTACCTATCCCCCGGCCAGATGACACGGCTATGCGCAGCGCCTCCATGTCCAGCACACCCTTGTTGGCCTTGATGTGCATTGTGATCTCACGCAGCACCCTGCGCTGCCACTTACGCGGCCCCTTGAAGTTAGCCAGCGGTGTGTTCTCCATGCCCCAGGGAAAGGTGAACAGCACGAAGCTCTCAGGGTCATCCTTGATCTGAGGACTCCACAGCTTTGTCATGAGCGTCTGCTCCTCCTCACCACTATATATAGGCTTCTGCATCAGTCGTCGATCCTTGGAGTTACATCTTCTATATCGGCCATGTCGATCACTCGGTTGTCGGCCGCACTCAGTGCGCCAATAATACTGATCTGACCACCGTGGTCGATAGTCTTGACCTCACCGTACTGTTTACGATTGTCAGTCCCCATCAACCACCTGCGAGTGTCGATCCGCAGCTTGGACCGGGCAACGTCTTCTATAGAGTCGTCGGCATCGGCAATCTCGATGATCTCGTTGGCCCATGTCTCCGTGCGAAGCTCCTTGGCCTCTTTGTACAACTGGTGCCGTTCTGGATCGCGCTTGATCCACCGAAGGAACGCGCCATGCTCAAACTCACGAAAGTCATCCTTGATCACGGACTGGAACGTGCGGCCGGCGGCAATCTGTTCAATCACGCGCATGAACACGATTTCGTACTGCGTAAGCATCAAGTCAGTTTGAGCCTTGATGACGGTAGGGGAGATCGGGATAGTTTGTTCGGGCGCACTGAGCCAATCAGGCAATTCGACTTGATTTGTAACCTGATCTGTTGTGACAGATGCGCCTGTGAATTCATTATTCATAGTGGCCGGATACTATCACACCGTGATGGAACATGGTGCAAGTGAATACATGGAATAAATGGAATAAGTGATGTATGTGAACCCATTGGGTTATTGTGTAAATGAAAAATAAAAAAAAATTGTTCGTGATGCCTCCGTAACCGTGGCCCATTGCCGCTCGGCCCTACCCACCCCCTCGAAATCCATTGTGCATTTGGCAACCACGGTGCATCTGGAATCATTGTGCATATGGTAACAGTAACCCAATGGGTTATCATTATGCACCTGGAATCATTGTGTATCGGGCAATAGTAACCCATTGGGTATGGTCAACCCATTGTCCAATGGTCAACCCATTGGGCATAATTGACCCATTGGGTATGGTCAACCCATTGGGAATAATTGACCCATTGGGTATGATAAAACTTGGCGCAGTTGTCACAGTTGATGCAATAATGCCTATTTTTTAAGCAAATGGTCATGCGAATGTGACAACTTGCTCTCCGCACAGGAGACCCGAAAATTAGACTTTTTCTCTTTTCTTGTGCCTTTTCAAAAACCCCCAAATCAATACCCCCCTGGCTAGTCACAATTGACACAGTTGAAACAGTGGCTAACCCATAGGGTTTATCCCTAGAAAATAGTTTACAAACTGTCACTTATGTGACATGACATGGGAAAACCCATTGGGCTATAATCTCAATATGGCAACATCGCCAGGTAACAGTTAGGACAAGATATGACAATATTCAAACTCAATCCCATCGTTGCAACCC